GGCGACAACGGCCGCACCCAGCAGGATCACCGCGGGCACAATGTCAAAGCTTGCGGATTCGGCTGCCAAACGGAGTGTCCCCCAGCATGAAGCGCCAGCAAAGCGGAGAATGCCGACCGGGGCAAGACAGAAGCGCAGGCATGACGCGGTTGCAAGGCTGAAGGCAGCGGCAACGTCTGCCGTCCGGGTACCATGGCTTATCTTGGCTGCCCGATGAAACAGCGCGTCGGCAGCCGTGGCAATGGTAGGCCCGGAGGGCTGGAAAAATTCAATCCTGATCAATCCCTTAAACTGGCGACACCGGAAAACACGGGGATTGAAAACATTGGCAAAAATGAGGGTTTGGCGAACCTGAAAAGTCACGTCGCCCTGACCCTGGCCGATATTCAATGCCGCCTGGAACTGGCCGAGGCGCTGGCGGACGCGATCGGGAAGGCGCACCCGGATGATGCGGTGCAGCTGATGGCTGCAGCGCTTACCGACCTCACGCCAGCCGGATCACGACCGGACTTTTTCTTGGACGCCGAGGCGGACGCGGCATGGTGGGCCAGCCTTGAGACCCCCGAGGTATTGGTGACCGTCCTGCGTGTCGCCCTGGAAAACCTTGGCAACCGGGCCATGCACCGCGACACCCGCAAGCGGCTTTTCATGACCCTGTGGCGCGGCTTCACACCTGAGGATCAAAGCCGGTTCCTTTCCATTGCACGGGGGGAAGCGTGATGCGCGTGGAACGCCTGACCCGGCTTGCCGTCGATCCCTTCGACATCGCCAGTCTTGAAGACTTTGCCAGGCTGACGCCGGACATGGTGCCAGAGGCGGCGCGGCTGGCCGATGCGGCGGCGCGCGATCTGGAAAACTACGCCAGCGTGGCGCTGCTGAATCAGTCGATCCGGGTCCGGCTTGACGAATGGCCGGGAACGGAATGGCTTGCCTTGCCCGTCGCGCCCTATGTGTCCGGCGCGCCCCTGGCCGTCACCGTCGCGGGCCTGAACGTTACCGGCTTCACCGTTGTCGATGGTCTGCGCCCCGCCCTGCGGCTGGCCGATCTGCCGGTCGAGGGTGAAATCGTCATCACCTATCAGGCCGGGTTTGGCGCGGCCCTTGCGGCGGTTCCGCCTGACCTGCGGCACGCGATCCTTGATCAGGCCGCTGTCGGCTTTGACCTGCGCGGGCAGTCTGACCCGAAATTCGGTACCGGCCTTTCCCCGCACATGGCCCGCGTTGCGGCCAGGTATCGGAGGGTGGGGGTATGAGCCGGGACGGATCGGAGAAAATCAGGGACAGTTTCAGCAAGGCTGAGACGATTGATCCTTTGGCCAATGTGAAGGCCATGCCCCCCAGGCCGCTGAGCGACAAAGCGCGGCGGATCTTCGGCCGGATCGAGTTTGCGGGCGAGATCAAGCCGACAATGGACAGGCCCTATCTGATCAAGGGCTGGCTCGACCGGGGCGCGGTTTCGGTCGTTTATGGCGATGCGAACGTTGGCAAAAGCTTCTGGGCCATTGACGTTGCGCACCATGTGCAGGAGGGCCTTGAATGGTCCGGCTGCCGGGTGAAGCGCGGCCCTGTCCTGTATATCGCTGCAGAGAGTGGCGCGATGTTCGATCACCGTCTTGTCGCCCGTGGCGCGCAATTCATGGTGTTGCGCGGGTCTGTGCGGTTGACCGGAAACAACAGCGATGCAACTTCCCTGGCCGATGCGCTGCGCCAGATATCCGAGGTGCATGGGTCTTTTGCCTTGATCGTGGTGGATACGCTGGCCCGTGTCATGGGCGCGGCGGATGAGAACGCCGCACCGGCCATTGCCGACCTGATGGCCAGTCTTGACCTGCTGCGTGAACGCACCGGCGCGCACATCATGCTGATTCACCATCATGGCAAGGATGCAGCCCGTGGCGCGCGAGGGCATAGCAGCCTGCGTGCTGCGATCGACACCGAGATCAGCATCGCCCGTGAAGAGGGTGAGCCTTTCACCTATGCCAAGGCAACGAAACAGCGGGACATGCAGGGCGGACGGGACATGCCCTTCACCCTGCAGCTTGTGGAGTTGGGCACAGACAGTGACGGCGACCGGGTGACAACCCGTGTCGTCAAGCATGAAAGGGGGGCAGACACACCCAAGGGATGACGCGCTGATCTGTCCCGGCTGACCCGCTGCGGCGGGCTGCCTGTATGCTGACTGTGCCGCCATAGGGGGCGCTGCTTGGCTGACCATCGTCGCTGAGTCCAAGGCCGACCATGCACACGACCGGGGGAGCGAAGGCCAAGCGATCCCCACGATCAACGCAGAGTCTGCGACCGGGGAAGGTCTGTCCAATAATGAGCGGAGCGGCAAGAAGATGATGAAACCAGTCCAAACACACCGGCTTGCAAGCGCCGAGGGGCGGGGGGGGATATCCCCCCTAAAGGGGGATAATCCCCCACCCCTCAAAGCACCTCGCATTTGGCGCTGACGATGCAAGACGATCTGTTCGGCGGCTTTTCGACGGAAAACACCGGCAGACATGGTCCCAATGGCGCGCTTTCCCGTCTGGATGGGGACCGCGCTTGGGGGTTTTGCTTTCGCGCTCGGGATGGTGAGGGGGATGGCCGGAACGGGGCTGAGAAAGCCCTGGATTTTCTGCAGGGTCTGAGGATTCCAGAGGGGCCGAATGCCGGAAAACCGCTGCACCTGGCACCGTTTCAGCGCCAGTTTGTGGCCGGTGCAATGGCCGATGACATCACCGCCGCGATCCTGTCCATCGGGCGGGGCAACGGCAAGTCTGCCCTGTCGGCGGGCCTTGCTGTCGGTGCCCTGATCGGTGTTCTGGACTGGCAGCCGCGCCGGGAAATCCTCATTGCCGCCCGGACGCGCGATCAGGGCCGGGTGGCCTATGAATTCGCGGCAGGCTTCTGCCGGACCCTGCCCCTGGAGATTCAAAAGCGGATTCTGTACCGGCGTGCGCCCCGGCTGGAAATCGAGTTTGAGGGTGACGGCGGCGGGCATCTTCTGCGGGTCTTGCCGGCCGATGGCAAGTCTGCCCTTGGCGGTGCCCCGACCATGGCACTCATGGACGAGCGGGGGCATTGGCCGCTTGACCGGGGCGACGAATTGGAGGCGGCGATTCTGTCCGGCCTGGGCAAGCGCGGCGGGCGCGCCCTGATGATCAGCACGTCAGCTGCAGATGATGCACACCCGTTTTCGCGGTGGCTGGATGACCCCCTGCCCTTAACATACGTGCAGGAACATCGGCCCCCGCCTGGCCTTCCGGCAGATGACCGGGAATCGCTGTTGCTGGCCAATCCCGGTTGCCCTTTCGGTGTCGGGGCTTCGCTGGAGTGGCTGGAAGGCCAGGCACGGCGCGCCATTGCGCGGGGCGGTTCCAGCCTGACCAGCTTCCGGCTTTACAACCGCAACGAAAGGGTCAGCGGCGAGTCGCGCGATCTGCTGATCACCCTGGACGAATGGCTGGCCTGCGAGACCGATGTTCTGCCGCCCCGGCAAGGGTCTGTGGTGATCGGCATTGACCTTGGCGGTTCGGCCAGCATGACGGCGGCGGCCTTCTATTGGCCGGACAGCGCGCGGCTGGAATGCCTTGGCACCTTCCCGTCATCCCCTTCCCTGCTCGACCGGGGCCAGGCTGACGGTGTGGCAGGGCGCTATGTCGAAATGGAAAACCGGGGCGAATTGACCGTCCTTGGCGACAAGACGGTGCCGGTGGCCCCATGGCTGACACAGGTGATGCGCCATGTCGATGGTGGCCCTGTCGCGGCGATCACGGCAGACCGGTACAAGCAAGCCGAACTGTCAGAGGCAATCCACCGGGCGGGCATCCGCGCGCCTGTGGTCTGGCGCGGACAAGGATTCAGGGATGGCGGGGAAGATTGTGAGAGGTTCCGCCGTGCCTGCTTTGACGGGCAGGTGAACGCGGCACAATCGCTGTTGCTGCGATCTGCTTTTCAGGATGCGATCTGTCTGCGCGATCCGGCCAATAACCTGAAACTCGCAAAGGCCCGGTCAACGGGCCGGATCGATGCGGCCGCCGCAACCGTTCTGGCGGTTGCCCAGGGTGCCCGGATAGCGGCGCTTCCCGCCAGAAAGTCGGTCATATCATGGGCCTGAGCCTGAGGAAGGAACACCATCGGCACAGCAAGCGCGTCACCCGTGGCGAGCGCTGGCGCACGCTGCGCGTGGCGATCCTTGAACGGGACGGCTTCAAATGCCGGTCCTGTGGCACGGGCGGCAGGCTGGAGGTTGACCATATCCGCCCGGTCAGAACCCACCCGGAACTGTCCTATGAACCGGGCAATCTGCAAAGTTTATGCCCGTCCTGCCACACGAAAAAGACCCGGATCGAATGCGGGCATCCCCCGCCTTCGCCGGAACGGCAGGACTGGACAAAGGCCGTGTCGCAACTCGAGCGGCCCGGAAAAAAAGGCATCATTCACAAAGGAGAGACAGATGCTTGATTCCCTGAAGATCACCCGACGCCAGTCGGAAATCCGGCAGGCGCTTGCAAGCCTGGTCGGCAAGACCGACGCGACGGCGGACGAACTGCGGAACATGGAAGCCCTGGACGCCGAATATCGCGGGAACGAGACCAGGTTCCGGGCGGCGCTGATTGCCGAGGATACCGAACGTCGCGCAGCCGGGGCCGAACTGGAAACCCGGGCGGGCCGGGAATGGGATGGCCTGATTGCGGGCTTCGAGCTGCGCCAGGTGGCCCTGAGCCTGGACGAAGGCCGCGCCCTGTCCGGCCAGACCCTTGAGGTTGTGACAGAGCTGCGCAACCAGCGCGGCTATCGCGGCACGCCGGTTCCGCTGCTGGCGCTGGAACAGCGCAACACGGTGGCCAGCGGCACACTGAACCCGCTGCAAACCCGCCCGATCATTGACCGGCTGTTCCCGGCATCGGTTGCCGCCCGGATCGGGGTGCAGCTGATCGGGATTGACGCTGGTTTGACGGAATGGCCCGTCACCACCTCGTCGGTTGCGGCGGGCTGGGGGGCGACGGAAACCGGGCCTGTGGCGGGCCCGACCGCGTTCACGACCGTTGACAAGGCCCTGGCACCGAACAACACGCTGGGCATCCGCATGGCCATTTCCCGGCGTGCCCTGTTGCAGTCCGGCGCTGCGCTTGAGGATGCGATCCGGCGCGATATGAATGGGGCAATCGGGCAGGCCCTGGACGCGGCGATCACCCTTGGCACCGGGGCATCCGGCCAGCCGCTGGGCGTGATTGCCGGGGCCGCGACCTATGGCATCACCAGCACCGCCGTTGCGGCGGCGGCAACATGGTCTGTGTTCCGGGCGGCTGTGGTGCGCTTCATGCTGGCCAATGCCGCCGGTTCCCCGGATGCAGTCCGGCTGCTAATCCGGCCCGAGGTGTGGTCGCGCATGGACGGGGCGCTGATCACCAGCACCGCCGTTTCGGAATGGGACAGGCTGCTGTCCAACATTCCGCTGGCCAATGTGATTATGACAACCAATGCGCTGGCGGCACCGGTCACGAACAACGTCACGGCACTGCTGGCGACCAATGCCGGCGGCATCCCCCCGGCCTTCCTTGGCACCTGGGGCGCGGTGGACCTGATCCGTGACCCGTACAGTGACGCGGCATCGGGCGGGCTGCGCCTGACCGCCCTGACAACGGCAGACATCACCGTTGCCCGTGGCACGCAGCTTGAAATCCTGACCGGCGTGTCGGTGGCGTGATGCTCTGGGGCGCACAACTTGGCAGCCTTGAACTGCGGGCCGAGGCCGGGGAAACCCGGCTTCGCGCCAGCTTCCCTTATGGGCGGGAAACCACCCTGGCCGAAGGGCGGGCCGAGGTTATTGCGCCCCGTGCCTTTGGTGCAAGGATCGGCGCGGGTGATGATATTCACCTGCTGTTCGGCCATGATTATGAAAGGCCCCTGGCATCGCGCGGGGCCGGTTCCCTGACACTGCAAGACACCGACGCGGCGCTTGTGATCGAAGCGCGCGTTGACGCTGGCACAAGCTGGGCAAGGGACTTTCTGTCTGCCCATGCCAGCGGCTTGATCCGGGGCCTGTCGCCCGGTTTCCGGGTGCCACCGGGCGGCGATTCGGTGGAACGGCGCGGCACCGGCCTGTTGCGCACGGTTCGGCAGGCAGACCTGTTCGAACTGTCTGCCGTGACCGTTCCCGCCTATCCGGCGGCACAGATCGAGGCGCGAAACTGGCAACCGGGGCAGGACGCGCCGGACACCGGCCTTGTGCGCCTGTTGCAAAGGTGGAGGTTGTGATGTTCGGATGGTTCAAGCGCAAACCCATGGAAGCCCGTGCAGGCGGCAATTTCACGGCACAGGTGATGGCCGCGCGTGCCGCCTATATCACCGGCACCAGCGGCGTTGCCGAACTGACGGCAACCGTCGCCAGTTGTGTGACCCTCTGGGAATCCGCCTTCGCCCTGGCCGATGTGGAAGGCGCGCCGGGGCTTGACCGGCGCACCATGGCGATGGTGGCGCGGGCCTGCGCCTTGCGGGGCGAAGCCGTGCTGCTGATCCTGCCGGATGGTACGCTTGTGCCTGCCGCGACTTGGGATGTGGCCACCCGCAACGGCCGGCCTGTGGCCTATCGGCTGGAACTGCCGGAATCGTCGGGCAACCGGCCTGTCACCGCGCTGGCGGCAGAGGTTTTGCACCCGCGCATTGGGGCAGACCCGGCCATGCCATGGGCCGGGGTGTCACCGCTGCGCCGTGCCAGCCTGACGGCGGGCCTGTTGCAGATGGTGGAAACTGCCCTGTCCGATGTGTTTGCGAACGCGCCAATCGGCAGCCTGATCGTTCCCTTGCCCGATAGCAGCCCGGATGACATGGCAGCCATGCGCGCGGCCTTCCGGGGCAAGCGCGGGTCAACCCTGGTCGTGGAAGGCACGGCACAGGCGACGGCGGCGGGCATGAACCCGCAGCTGGGGCAGCGGCTGGAACAGCTTTCGCCGGACCTGTCCAAGTCCATGACCCGCGAAACCCTGGACGCGGCGCGGGACGCGGTTTGTGCGGCCTTTGGCGTACTGCCCGGCCTGTTCAACCGCGCCACGACCGGCCCGCTTGTGCGGGAAGCCCAGCGGCACCTGGCCGGGTGGGTGCTGGAACCCATGGCGCAGACCCTGGCCCAGGAAGCGGCGGAAAAGCTGGGCGGGGCCGTGAGGATCGACATTGGCAGGCCGCTGCAGGCCTTTGACGCAGGCGGCAGGGCGCGGGCGCTGTCGGCCCTGATCGAATCCATGGGCAGGGCCAAGGAGCTTGGGCTGTCCCCGGATGAAATGAATACCGCCCTGCTGGCGGTCAACTGGGGGGGTGGCGATGCAAACGCCTGACACCGACGAAATCTGCCTGTATCGCCTGCTGTCCTGCCGGACCTGTGGCATCCGGGATGATCCGGCATCGGCGATTCTGGAAATCGCCACCAGCGGCGGAACGGTGCATGTGCAGATGCATGTTTCCGATCTGGCCGCACTCGGGCGGCGCCTGACCCTGGACGCGCAAACCATGGGGGTGACGGCACCGGCAAAAGCCGCCAGTTGACAGGATCGGCCCTTACCGCTTCAATCGGATCCCCGGCCCGGAACCATTGGCGTCAAGGAACTCCACCCCGGCAGATTCAAGGGCGGCGCGGATGGCGGCAACGGTACTGTCCCTGCCGCCAAGGGTGCCGCCGTCAGCTTCAAGGCGCTTCACAGTGGGAATCGACACGCCGGACGCTTCGGCAAGATCATGCTGTGTCCAGCGCAACAAAGCCCGTGCGGCCTTTATCTGTTCGACTGATACTTTCGGTATTGACACGGGGGGCAACTCTGTGATGATACTTTCGGTATTGAACCACGCTTCAGGAGCAAGATCAATGCCGTTGACGCCAGACGCATGGATTGCCGACTATCACCGGCGAGAGGCCTATGTCAGGCGGGGCAATATCATCGGCTTGATCTACTTTGCGTGTTTCTGGCTCGGGATAGGATGCTGGCACTTTCTGGCCGGACCCGACTTCCCCGGCAAACCCGATTCCCAGGGTTTCACCCTTGGCGAATGTCAACCCCAAACCCAAACAGGAGAAAACCAATGACGAATGAAACCCGCGATTCCAAAATACGCGCGGAAATTGACCGGCGGCTGAAGCTTTTTGCGAAGCAAACGGCAGAGTTAGACGCTCTGACGGCTGATCTCGCAACCCTGCGCGGCGAAGGGCCGACGCTTCACAACGGCGATGACGAAAGTTTGAGCATCGACAGACCAGATGCTGATCTGTGGCATGATGCGGTCAAGCTTCACGCGCTTTGCCAGGGGCTGGAACTGGTATTTGACGAGATTGCCTGCGAACCGACACCGGCAAAGAACGCCGCTGTTGCGCTGATCTGCGAGGTTGTCGAACGGGCCGAAAGACTGGCCAGCGAGATCGACCGGGCAGAGTCGGCCCGCAAGCGGCTGTCATAGGTCAAAGAAATCCAAGACAGGTCTCCAACTATGTTGACGCCGCGCCACGCGACCGGTATAGGTGGATACATGTCGGAACAAACAGACCATATCGCAACCTTCACGGGGGCCGAAATGGCCGGGGCCATTTCCATGACGCTGACCACCTTTGATATGTTGATCAAGGAAAGGCTCGTCCCGCCCCCTGTTTCGGTGGGTCGAAGGGGCAGTCCGGCGCGCTGGCCGTTTTCGGTTCTGTGTCAGATGGTCATGACCGGCACCCTTCTGCCTGTCGTTGAAAATGCGCCGATGGCCCTGCGGATTGCCAAGGGCGTTTCGCAGGGCCTTTCCGATCAAGGCAAACCTTTCATTCCTTTCGCAATGGACGACCTGTCGCGCGCGCTGGCCGACAAACGCCAGGACGACCGCGCCCGTGATGCTGCAGGCGAACTTTGCCCCTATCGCACGATTGAGGCGGCATGGCGCAACGGGCTGCTGGACGAAACACAGTCTGCAAGGGGCGATTACGTCTTGGTGATGATCGATGGTGAGTTTGTCGGCGATACCACTTGGCGCGGAATCAAGCTGCTTATGCAGAACCCCAAGAACGACGGCACTGTCTGGCCGGTTCTGCACTTCACCTACGGCGGGCGCAATCGTCCGAACATTGTGCGCCCGCTGATCACCGAGGCAGAGGAGGGTGTATTCGCGGAACGTCTGCGGAATGCCCAATCGGTGCTGCAACTCAACCTGAGCCTCGCCCTGCGCCGCGCTGTCGTCTGGATCATCAAGAACCGAGAGGCGACCGCATAATGGCACCCCGGCCCGCGACCTTTCAGCAAAGTGACCTCACGAAGGTTCTGAAAGCGTTCACCGCCGCTGGCCTGCCCACGCCGCAGATTGTCATTGAACCGCACCGCCTGACTGTATCCCCCGTTTCGGATGCAAGCCGTGCTGCAGATCCAAACCCTTGGGATGCGCCATGAGAAACCGCCAGTTTCCCGGTGCATCGTCCTATCCCGACCGGCACGGGCAACGCCGCTGGCGGTATCGCAAGGGCGGATTTTCGCGCGACCTTGGCACCGATTACGGATCGGCCGACTTTGTGCGGCGGTATGATGCGGCGGTGACAGAACACCGAAACGGGCGCAAGGCCGGGGCAGGGGCCGCAAAGACCATCCCCGGATCGGTCAATGATCTGGTAGCGGCTTGGTATCAGTCGCCCGAGTGGAAAGCCTTGGCCGACCTGACCAAGCGCACCTATCGCGGCGTGATTGAACCTTTCCGGCAGAAGCATGGCGACAAGCCGGTTCACCGGCTGGAACGGCGTCACGTCATGGCCTTTCTTGCTGAAAAGGCGGAAACCCCGTCTGCGGCAAACAACCTGCGCAAGCGGCTCGGGCAGCTGCTGGATCATGCAATCGCCCTGGACTGGATCAAGTCGAACCCGGCGCGGTTGACAAAGCCTTACAAGATCACGGGCGAAGGCTTTCACGCTTGGGATGAAGGCGAAATTGCCCGGTTCTTTGCGGTGCATGAACCCGGCACAGTTGCGCACCGGGCAGTGGCCTTGATGCTTTACACTGGCGCAGCGCGGGTTGACGCGGTGAAGCTGGGGCCGATGAATATCAAGAATGGGCGGCTGGAATATCGGCGGCAGAAGACGGCAAAGACGAATGGCATCCTTGTCAGCATTCCGCTGCACCCTGACCTTGCCGACGTTCTTGCGACCTGTCCGGCAGACCGGCCTTTCCTTGCCACGGCATACGGCAAAAGCCGGTCCCCCGATGGCCTTGGAAACCTGATGCGCCAATGGTGCGATGCTGCAGGACTGTCGGAATGCTCTGCCCATGGATTGCGCAAGGCTTGCGCCCGGCGTCTGGCCGAAGCCGGGGCAACGGCGCATGAAATCATGGCCGTGACCGGTCACAAGACACTGGCCGAGGTGCAGCGATACACCGAAACAGCGATGCGTGAAGGGCTGGCCGATTCCGCCCATGCAAAGCTGCTTTCCAGGCCAAACCGGGAACAAACCGTGGTGAACCTTCCCCAAAGGTTCGCCAGAAAAATAGATAAGCCATTGAA